CGTCTTGCCAGATGTCGCCAGCGTGTTGCCGCGCCGGGTGTCGGATTCCATTGATCGCCCGTTGATGCGGAGAGCCTGTAAATAAAGGTCTTCACGGAAGAACTCGTAGAACATCTTCCGGTGGTTCCATGATGGCTTGTCGGGCCATTCGCAGGTCATCATGTGGCGAGCGTAAGCAAGCGCCCGCTCTGGTTCATCAAACGACATCGAAAGCGCCGTGAGTTCGTAGAGAGCTTCTGCGCGGCTCGGATCTTCGTTGAATGCCTGCGCGTAAATTGCCGCCTTGTCTGGTAGTTCTTCCGCCATCGCGGCGAGCATCATGAACGTCTCGTATCGCTCTGGGCCTCCGCCTTCAGGATGAGCGAGGAAAGACTTGGCAAGCTCGACTGCCTTCGCGTCCTTAATCCTCGCGTATTCGTTCATCAGGTAGAACGTGTGCGAGTGCGTGCGCTTTTCCTCTGGGATCGACTCAAGGATTCGCAGGTTGCGGTCCTTGGAACATTCCCGGTCATGCCTTGGAATGTGGACGAGTCGCACGCGGTCGGTCTGCGCTTGCTTGGCATCTTTGCCGTCCGTCCGCATCAGGTTCTCATGGATCGAGTTTGCCCATTTATGCGGGCTTCCACGCCTCCAGACGCGCTCTCGGTAGTTCGCGACCACGCCTTGCTCTCCGACGACGTATGGACAGCGCAGAACGTCAATGGCGGGGTCTAGCTTGTCGATGATCCCGCGCAGGTTCTCCAGTCCCTCGGCGGTATCGTCCATATCCGCCCACATCACCCAGTCGCCAGTGCAAAGCTCTGCGGATTTGTTGCGGGCGGCGGCGAAGTCGTCAACGTGGGGCCATTTTGCGGCATTGCTCGCTCGCTTTAGTTCGTCGTCGGAAAGTCCACGCGCTACGGTGTTGTTCAAATATTCCCCTGTTTTGCACCCGCGAGCCTCCGCAATCTCAATCGTTCTGTCTGGTTGCTGATTCCCGATTGCGCGGACCATCACGATCTCGTCGAAGTGCGGCTGAAACACATCCAAGAACCGCTCCACATCCGCCTCGCAGTTGCCGGTAATCACCGACAAAGACAATTTTGTTTTCTTCATTTCTTGTTGGTCGTTTTATAGCCACATGGTCATATCCCCGGCAAGCGAAAACCCGCTCCGGGTGAGGGAGCGGGTTTTGCCATGAACAACACTAAGCAGCAACGGGAAATCAGTCGGTCCGGGCGATGAGTCCGATACCCAAGGTGAGCGCGGCGGCGAATCCAAAGAGGCACTCGATGGAAGCGAAGTGGCGACCCTTACCTGGGTTGAAGTGGCGGCGATAGGTAAACCCAAGGCCGGTTTCTGGATCGGTGACGGTATCCACGGCAAGGTAGCTATCGCCGGAATCCTGCGGCTGGAGGTTACGAACCGCGCAGGCAACCGCGTCCGGGTGGGCGAGGAATCCGATGATCGAAAGCGAAGCGCCGATGGTGGTCAGGTTCGTTTCGTAAACATCCATTCCCAGAAGGCGAGGAATGCGACCTTCGCGAACTGCTTCCGATCCGCCGTATTGGAACGACTGCGAGATGTTCGTGTCGCCGAGGAGTGCGTGGTAGAGGTCAGCGTTTCCAACCAGCGAAACCTGATCCATTGGGACTTGGCGACCAACCAGCGTCTTGCGAGCGTCCCGGATTTGCTTCAACCCGGTTGCGCCGATGGTGACGGCGGTGGCGGCTGGAGATCCGAAAGCGGCGACGGTCAGGGCATTGAACAGGTTGCCCATGCACTTACGAGCCAAGGCGCGTCCCTGATTCTGCGCGAAGTTCATGATATCGGCACTGCCAGCGGTGGCATACTGAATGTCCGTCAGGTCAACGCCAACAATCTGGTGTTGATCCAGGTTGACGGTGATCGCGACGATTTCACCGCCTTCGGTTTCGTAAGGCGATCCACTGTTGTTCGCATAGGCGAAGGTGGTGGTGCTGAGAGCGGAAACGCGGGGAATGATGATAGCGTCACCCTTGCGTCGGGCTTCGGAAGAGAAGCTGCGGGTGAACGCGGAGAGTGGCGCAAGGCCAGCGGTGAAGGCACGAAGCACTTCCTGAGTGTAGATCTTATCGACAAACGTGGTAGCCATAGAATTGTGTGATTAGGAGTTGAGCTGAGCGGCGATGATTTCCTTGCGGTTCGCCTTGTAAAAACGGGTGGCATCTTCGCCTTGCAGTTCGTTGAACTGGGCGAGGATTGATTTCGATTCGCCGGAATTGGCATCAGGCAGCGGCTCAGTGAGTCCGATGGAAGCTGCAAGTTGCGCGGCTTGGTTGCCGATCTTTTCGACCGTCACCTGCGCGGCTGCCTCCAGTTCAGGAACGCGGGCGGCAATAGCCTCAAGCTCGGTGACGCGGGCGTTTACGGTCGCTAGGCTGTTGCGAAGTTCGGCAGTGGCGGTAGCGGCTTCTTGCAAAGCGGCCTCGGCAACGCTGACCTTGTTGGAGAGTTCGGCAACTTCGCTTTCGCGGTTGGAAACCTCGGCTTTCAAGGTGTCGATTTCCGCCAATGCTTCGGCGCTGGCGGGAGAAGTGAGGCGGTCGAGAATATTCATGCTCTTGCCCTTCTTTGCCGTGTCAAATTTGCCGTCGACGATTTCGTCGATGAAGTTCTTGGACTTTGCCTCATCGGCTCCCATCCAAGTCTCCTTCTTCATCATGTCGCGGATTTCTTCAGAGTCTCCGCCGGTCTTGCCTGCGTAAATGTCGGCAATCTCGCCACTGATCTCGTCGAGTAGCTTTGCAGCCCGCGCCATGTCCTCGGCGTTACCCGCGACGACGTTACTGGCTTCGTGGATCATCATGCGCCCGCCCCTAACCATGCGGATCTTGTCCGCGCCCATCGCGATGACGGATGCCATGCTTGCGGCCAAGCTGTTGATCGTAGCGGTGACAAAAACCCCGCGCCCGCGAAGCTCAAGAAGAGCGTGGTAGAGCTTATATCCATCCAGCACGCTTCCGCCGGGACTGTGGATTTCGAGGTCCAGCGTATCGGCGGCATTCTCGATGCAGTTGGTGATTTCCCCGAAATCCGCACCGTTTGCCGCTGCCTTCGCTCCGAATACCAGTCCGATCTCGTCGATCAGCCGGGTCATTGAGTCGGGATTCACGGACTCGTTCAAGCGGACCTTGCCCGCCTTGTTTTCAATCGTCAGAATTTCCATCGTCTTGAGTGGTTGGTTTTTTGCCGGATGCCTCCATTTGGTCCGAGCTTTGTTCGTTAGGTGTCAGCATGGACATTTCGCGGTCCTCGATTTCGACGCCGTCGATGCTCCATTTTTCCGCTGCCTTCTTGCGCAGGTAGATTTCGCGGGCGCGAGCGTCGTAATGCTCTTCAAGTGTCTTGCCGTAGTCGCCGAGGATGTCCTCATGGTTGACGTATCCGGCCCGCCACCCTTCGATTTGCTCTTTCGACATCCGACCATCGTCGATGGTCAGCTTGCGCGGCATCGTGAAGCTCCATTTATACCATTCCGGCGATTGCGGCAGGACTCCAAGCTTTTGAGCCTTGGCAACCGCCCATGAAACAATTGCGAGAGCGGGGCGCATCAAAAGCGATTGCCGATCCTCAATTGCGCGCTGAGCCTTGGCGATTTCGTGGCGTTCGGCGGTGCCTTGCCCGCTGGCTTTCCATACCATCGCGTATGGCCAGTTCACGCCCGCGAGAGCGCCCCGAATAATCCGGTCTTGGAAGTTCTCCCACGCCTCGCCCGGTCGTGGATTATGGAACGTCTCCAGCTTACTGCCGCTGTTGGCGCGATAGTAAGTGTTCATCGGCCCGTTGATGTTCTCAACTTGGACGCCAGGGTTTTGCCCGCCACCGCTAACCGATCCGGTCAACGCGAAAGCCGGATCTCCGGTGTCGGGCGCGCCGGTTTCGTTCCACTCGATAAAGACGCGGCCAGAGAGCATCGCTTGCGCCATGGTTTCAAGGTCGTGCGACTGCATCGCGTCCCGGAGCATGTTCAAGGATGCGGTGAAAGCCGGAAGTCCGCGTCCTTGCTCTTGCCATGCCGGGTCGTAAATGTGGATGGCGTCACGAAGGGAAACCCACTGAATCAGCTCTTCCGCTTCGTCGAGGTAAGCGAACGCAATCGGTGTCCCGACACGGTTGTAAGCGATGCCGTCAGTGAGTCTAGCGTTGCGGTAAAGCCCTCTCTCAATCGGCCCGTCCTGCATTCCAACAGGATTGCCGACGCGATGACAAGGGATGTGCTGGATGCGCGGAAAGCCTTCCTTGGTTTCGGTCAGCGCGACAAACGCTTCGCCGTCGCGGTCGATGGCATCGGAAAGCAAATAAAGCTCAGTTTTGAAGTCGAAAACCGGCCCGCGAAGGTCGCAAAGCGGGTAGAAAATCTCACTCAACCATGCAGTCGCGGCATCACCGAAAGCCTTGTCTTGCCCGGTGAACTTAGGCATCCACGCCTTACCAATGGAATACATCGACTTCTGTTCGACCGCGCCGGATAGAATCGGCTGGTTGAGGTAAAGGCGGCGAGATGCCGAGACGAGCGTTTGCCGATCCTGCGCGGGAACCAGTTTACCAATGTCGTGCAGCCTCACCGGCTCCCATGGGCGCATTCCATTGTAACGAGACGCGCCCCGTGCGGCGTGGTTGCCGTAGGGGTTGGAAAAGGGGCTTCCGAATTGATCGACGATGGCCATTTAGTATCGGGGATAAGTTCGATTGCTCGGTCGCGTGTTTGCCGAAAGCCCGGTCAGCGCCATCCGCATTGCCGTGATCCGGTGCTGTTCCGGCAGTCCGACGGTCTTTTGCATTGAGACGTTGTTCTTGCTCGCGCTCGTCACGTTGTCGGTCCCGCCCTTTGTCAAAAGACCAGACGAAACTGCCGACGAAAGCGCGGTTTCGATCTCCGCAATCCGAAGAGCGTCCCCTCGTGCGTAGTCGTAAAGGTCTTGTGCTGCCTGTAACGCGCTCCCGGCCATTACTTGGCGGGCGTG